GTTAATTCGTTTCAAGGTATTCCATATGTGACAGGTGAAGTGTATTATTGTAATTGGCCTCAAATCGTTACAAGAACTGGAAATCAAAAAATGTTCTTAGACACAACATGGGGACATCCATTTGAACAGACATGGATGAGTCATATGTATCAGTTGGTTAAGAAAGGTGAATTATATCCTGGTTTATTACTTATGACACCAACAGAACATGATAGATTCGAACATTACGAAAGAAGTTTAAGAAAAGAGTCATAACAATATATTTATTGTTATGGAATTCTTTATTAAACAAAATGCAAATCTACCTGTATTAAAAATGCAAGTAGTTAAAGATGGTAGAGCAGGTTACTTGGAACTAATGCAAGACTTAGAAGTTTCTACTATTTTCTTCACAATGATTGATGTTGAAACTGAAATTCCTAAAATTGTGTCGGCTCCTTGTGAAATCGTTTCACTTATCTTACCATTAGGTGCTACACCTGAATATTATATCTACTACAAATTTACTGCAAGAGATACAAACACACCAGGTAGGTATGTTGGCCAGTTCTTAATTAAGAACGATGAAGGTAATTTAATTCTTCCAATCAGAGAAGAATTGTATATTAACGTTCAACCAAGTTTTATTTCGGAAACTGCTTGTTGTTAATTTGATTAAATAGATTTTTCATTTATATTTATTTACGAAGGTAAATTTCACGATGGTGTGAAAGCTAATAAACCAACGAAATAATATTATGATATCTAACGAAGAAATTGAATCTTTCTTGCACGGCAACGACCCTGAAGAATTTATTGTGGCAATCGAATTTGACTACGCATCCAACTCCATTTATAAAATCAAAGAAATTCCTGGTAAAGGAAAAGAAATCCGTAAGGATACTTTCACCCCATTCGCTTGGGTGGGTGATTTACGTAATATTAACTTTTACGGTGGTTCCAAATCAGCTCAAAAGGAAGCCATGACCAAACATGGTATTACAATTGACAAATTGGATACTCATGGTGATGAACGATTAGAAAGAGGTATGACCTTTATTGTTAAATCTCTTAAGGGTTATCGTGAACTTATCCAATTCTTCCGAGAGGGTGGATGTGACCCTTGGGGTGAAAAGACAAAGGATAAAATCATTATCCTACCACCTGTAGAACAATACCTCATCTCAAAAGAAAAACGACTATTTAAGGGTTTTGAGAATTACGATGAAGTTACCCGACTAGTGTATGACTTAGAGACGACCTCTCTTGAACCACAGGACGGTCGTATCTTCATGATTGGAATTAAAACGAATAAGGGATACCACAGAGTTATCGAATGTATTGATGAATCTGAAGAACGAAATGCAATCATCGAATTCTTCAACGTAATCAACGAATTAAAACCAAGTATCATCGGTGGTTACAATTCTGCAAACTTTGACTGGCATTGGATTTTTGAACGATGTAAAATTTTGGGACTTGACCCAAAAAAGATTTGTAAGTCATTACACCCCCAACATTCATTTACAAGAAAAGACGGAATGTTAAAACTTGCCAATGAGGTAGAAACATATACTCAAACTTCAATTTGGGGTTACAATGTTATTGACATCATCCACGCAGTTCGTAGAGCTCAGGCAATCAACTCAAGTATCAAGGCTGCAGGTTTGAAATACATTACAAAGTATATCAACGCTGAATCGCCAAGTCGTGTATATATTGACCACGATAATATCGGTAAGATGTTTCTTAACCAAGAAGAATATTGGTTAAACACACAAAATGGTAACTACAAGAAAGCTAACAATCCTGCGTACGATAACTTAGACACAAAGTTTCCTGGTATCTACAAAAAGATTACAGGTGATAAGATTGTGGAGATGTATCTTGATGATGACTTAGATGAAACCTTAAAGGTTGACCAAGAGTTTAATCAGGGTTCGTTCTTACTTGCGGCGATGATTCCAACAACATACGAGAGAGTATCTACAATGGGTACCGCAACTCTATGGAAAATGTTAATGTTAGCTTGGTCTTACAAACATGGACTTGCAATCCCCGCCAAACAAGGTAAGACAGACTTCGTAGGAGGTCTCTCACGACTACTTAAGGTTGGTTATAGTAAGAATGTACTTAAACTCGATTTCTCGTCTCTATACCCATCTATTCAGTTGGTACATGATGTATTCCCTAAGTGTGATGTTACAGGTGCGATGAAAGGAATGTTAAAATACTTTCGTGATACTCGTATCAAATACAAACAACTTGCAGAACAATACTACGAGACTGACCGTAAGAAATCAGAATCATACGGTAACAAACAATTACCGATTAAGATTTTCATCAACTCGATGTTCGGTGCGTTGTCCGCTCCACAAGTATTTGCTTGGGGTGATATGTATATGGGAGAACAGATTACTTGTACGGGTAGACAATACCTTCGTCAGATGATTAAGTTCTTTATGACAAAAGGTTATGTTCCTTTGGTAATGGATACGGACGGTGTAAACTTCTCGACTCCTGATGATGCAAAAGACAGAGTTTATGTTGGTCGTGGTTTGAATTGGAAAGTTAAGTTGGGTAAAGAATATTATGGGCCTGAAGCTGATGTTGCCGAGTATAACGACATATTCATGAGAGGTGAGATGGCACTCGACACGGATGGTGTTTGGCCCTCATGTATTAACTTGGCACGTAAGAACTATGCGGTTATGGATGCCAAAGGTAAAATCAAATTGACGGGTAATAGTATCAAGTCAAAGAAACTTCCAATCTATATTGAGGAGTTCTTGGACAAAGGTATTAAGATGTTATTGGAAGGTAATGGTCAGGCGTTTGTTGAATACTACTACGAATACTTACAAAAGATTTTTGACCAACAAATTCCTTTAAGTAAGATTGCTCAAAGAGCAAAAGTTAAACTATCTCTTGATGATTATAAGAAAAGATTAACAACCAAAACTAAAGCGGGTAATAGTATGAGTAGAATGGCTCACATGGAACTTGCTTTACAAGAAAATCTTGCTGTAAATCTTGGTGATGTTATCATGTATGTAAATAATGGTTTGAGGGCATCTCATGGTGATGTTCAGAAAAAAGGTGATGGTGTTCAAATTAACTGTTATATGTTACACAAGGACATTTTGGAAAACGACCCTAACTTAACGGGTGATTATAATGTTCCAAGAGCAATTACCACTTTTAACAAAAGAATGGAACCATTGATGGTTGTATTTCAAGATGAGGTAAGAAATAACTTAATTGTTAATGACCCAGAAAAACGAGGAATATTCACCAAATCACAATGTGAGCTTATCAATGGACATCCATTAGGTAATGGTGACCAAGATAGATTACAAGAAGATGTTCTTGATATTACTGAACAAGAATTAAACTATTGGGAAAGACGAGGTTTAAAACCTGACTATATGTACGATTTTGCTGAAGAAGATTGGAAAGAAAAATTAGGAATTCTTGAGACCGTCTGATGATAAGATATACCAGTTCCCAACACAAAATCTAAATTCAATACAAGAGTATCGGTCGGCAATAATTTCATCATAATCCTCATCAATTTTACCAACATCAGGTTTAATTGTTAAACGAGTCATTGATTTTATTACTACGTGGTCTGTTGTTTTTGAATCTAAAATAACTGTAGATTCTTGTACATTTCTAATGATAACACACTCTTCACCGTTTGTTCTGTATTGGTTTTCAGATACTATTGAAATTTCTGATGTTTCAAGAATTTCACCATTAATAAGTCGTGTTGACGGTATTGTTTTAATAATTGCCATAATTTAGATTACATATATTTGACGAGGCATTGCTCTGAATTTCATTTGTTTATTTAGATTTTCAGCAAGTAATGCTTCTTTTTCCATTACTTTTTCAGGACGTAATCTTGTTAACCAACCTTCAGGTCCTGTCAATTCTTCAATCAATTTTGTTTTTTCGTCTTTACCTTCAGTTAATAAACTTGTGTAGTCCATTGTTAATTCTGAGTCAGGCGCTTTTAAGTTTCCACTATATTTTCCTCTAACCCTACCTAAGGTTTCTTTAACGTATGCGGTGAACCATCTTCTTACCCATTGTTGAGCGGGAACGTTTAAGTCAGTCCAAGTCATTTCCTCTAAAGGAACTTCATTTGGCATTTTAATTACATCAGGATTGTTTTTTAAACAATCTGCTCTACTGTCAGGTGTTACATCGTAATACCAATACCACACAGCTTTACCAACATATTGACTATAATTACCCCAGTTAAATTGATTACCAGGTGCGTTGTATAGTTGTAAGTCTTTTTTACCATCAGGTAATGCAGTAATTCTATAAGTTAAAGAACCACCAAGAATTCTATTCAAGATGTTTGCTTCTTGCATTCTTATTAGGTAGTCAAATCCTGACATCATATAATAAGAACCTTGATATCCCATTTGAGCAAAACCTGCTTCATTTGCACCTAAACCAACACCACCAAATCCACCAATACCACCCATACCAAATGCTGTAATAGGTTGGTTACTAAACCACAATACTTCGTTGATTTCACGACCTGCAGGGATTTCATAGTTTTGTTTGTTCTCTTCAAGAATGATATAATCCTTTTTCAATACCCAAGGACCTTCAGCTTGAAGACCAACTATTTTAGAATAAGAGTATGAAAATTGTTGTTCAAAATTCATAGTTCTTGTAATTAATGCTTGAGCAACAGATTTTTCAGTCATGTTAAGATTAACCAAGTTAACCCACTGACTATCAATCAACCAATTCAAGATATATTGTTCATAATCTTGAATAGATAATTCCATTAAAGAATCCATCATTTCGTCAGTGACTTCAACACTACGTAATGGAGCACCCAAGAGATGTTTAACCCTTGTGTAAATTTTTGACCTTTCTGGTTCTGGTATAACTGACATACTAATAAATATCTTTTAGTTTATTATATGTTATATAAAAGTGAGTCAGGAGGGAAAACAAAGTTACCGTTAACGATTTTTGGTTTCTTATCAAAGACCAAAACATTCTTACCTCTTTGGAAAATCATCCAATCAGTTTTATATAATTTAACACTTGCGGTACCTTCCAACTCAATCCCACCTTCAACTTCTTTCATTTCTCTGTAAGGTTTAACTTGTCCTGTATAGGTTTTTCCGTCTTTTGTAATTTCCAAATCAACTCCTTGAATTGCATCTTTCTTGTTTCCAAGTTCACCAATTAATTCAACGTTTGCCGATTTACCAAAAAATCTTTTAAGAATTGATGCGGTGATTTGTTCTCGTTTATCTCCAGCTTTATTTTTTTCGGTAAGAGTTCTTAAGAGATTATGGAATGTTACACTTTCTTTATCGAAGATTCTGTATTTGAAATAATCCAAAGCACTTACAAATCTTTCAACTTCTTTTTTCTGTTCTGCGGGTATCTTATCAATAAAACTTATTGGTTTTTTATTTGGCATTTTAGAAATAACTTGATTCAAGTCTTTTAATAAAATACAAAATGCTGTGTAGTTTGTGTTAAGTTTATTAATCACAGACCTACCAGGTCCTTCAATATCGTAAACACCAGGTAATTGGTTGTTATTTGGTTTCTCGATATAATTCTCATTGAAAACTTCTTTAAGAATCTTATTAATACCATTCATGTAAGTCCATTTAATATCTTGGTTCACATTGAATAATGTTCTGTAAAATTCGTTGTCCGATTTAGAACACATTTCAGATTTACCTTCACTTAATACTTGTTTCATTTTGGTTGATTCGGCCAATTTTGTTTCAATTTTCATTTCATACATTTTACTTACAAAGTCCCAATTAACTACTTTCCAAAAATTTACAATATATTCATCTCTTTTGTTCCTATATTTCAAATAGTATGCATGTTCCCATAGGTCCAAACCTAATAGTGGAAATCCACCACCCTCAATCACATTCATTAATGGATTGTCTTGGTTTGGGGTGGACATAATTTTCAAGGTGTTTTTTGACGTTAATACTAACCACACCCAACCTGAACCAAATCTTTCTTTGGCAATTTTTTCAAATTCTTTTTTAAAGTTTGTGAATGTCCCCCACTGTTTAGTAATCTTTTTATAAAGTTCACCAGTCAGTTTTTTTGGGTCGGGAGTTAACATGTTCCAAAACAAAGCGTGGTTAAATGCCCCACCTGCGTTGTTTCTGATTGTCTTGTCAAAACGACCAATTGTTTTGATTATTTTTTCTAAATCTAAATCCCCGTATTTCTTTTTTGATAATGCGTCGTTTAGTTTATCGACATACCCTTTGTAATGTTTATTGTAGTGAAAACTCATGGTTTCAGGGTCAATAAATTGTTTGAGGGCTGAGTAGGAATAAGGTAGTTTCTCTATTCCGATTTTTTTCATTTCTGTAATCAACAACTCTTTTTCTTTGGTTACGTGATTTTCAAGTATCTGTAACTCTAGTTGTTGGATTTTCGCTTGTGTTTTTTTCATAGTATTGGATTATCCGTTATATATAAATAATCCGTTGTTCGTTAATATCGCAGTTCGTTAATTCTTTGTAGGATTTCTTCTGCGGCATCGGCGGGATGTTGATTGTCTCCCATTACGGTTGCGATGACTTGTTTTTTGTTATTTAATATATCGTAGATGATACCTTCGATTGTATTTTCGAATATTGGATAATAAACCAAAACGTTATTTTTTTGACCATAACGATAAGCTCGGTCTTCAGCTTGAGCGTGGTCAGATGGTAAAAATGATAAGTCATTCATAATAACAGCTTCAGCCGCGGTTAATGTAATACCTACACCTGCGGCTTTAATATTACCCACAAATACTTTAACTTTGGGGTTATCTTGGAATTGGTCAACCGAGTTTTGTCTTTCAGGTTTTGACATCGAACCATCAAGTTTTACTGCGGTTTTACCAAAGTGTTCTGTAATCTTATTTAAGGAATCAGTGAAATTACAGAAAATAATAACTTTCTTGTCTTGTTCAAGAATGTTTTCAGCGAGTTCAATAGTTTGTGCAATTTTTTCATCCGCTATGATTTGTCTAACTTTTGTTAATTTTGAAAATTGTACGGTAAGTGATTTAGATTCTTCAGGATTCTTGTCATACCAATCATAATATTCACCCATGACATTTTCATATGATTTTGATTTCAATCTTAAATATACGGGTGTGATAATCTTATCGGGTAAATCAAGGACGTTTTCTTTTAATCGTCGTAATGTTAAACCTAATGTTCGGTCTCTTAACTCTTCCAAGTTTGATGCACCTGTTACGTTCCAAACTTTTCTACCACCAACATTAAATTGGTATCCTGAACAATAACGGATTGCGTAAGCCATCCAATTCTTTGCCACAGGAGAATCAATTATACTTAATAAATTGAAATAATCGATAGGTCGTGATGTCATCGGTGTACCCGTTAACAACCAAATCCGTTCGGTGTTTTTAATAATATCGTTAATTAATTTTGTCCTTTGCGCTGTAGCATTTTTGATATAGTGTGCTTCATCGATAATAACCAAATCAAACTTGGCAGCAAGAACTTGAGAGTCATTTTTCTTTTTAGGGTCATGGAAATTTTTTATTATGTCATAATTTATGATAACAAAATCAGCTTCGGTGCTGAAGTTTTTACTTTCTGCAATGTAGATTGATTTATCTGAATAATTTTCAATCTCACGTTTCCAGTTAATCTTTAATGTTGCGGGACAAATAATTAATACTTTCTTTGAGCCTGATTCTAATGCCGCTATGATTGTTGATGTTGTTTTACCAAGACCCATATCATCGGCAAGGATAAACTTTTTGTTCTCAACTAATTTTTGAACGGCTTCTTTTTGGTGTTCAAGTGGTGGACGATGTGAATACTTTGAATAGTCAATCACAACATCTTTAACTGAATTGTCTTTAATGATTGCCGCTTTTGGTAACCAAAAATCGTGAAGTTCCTCTTTATCCAATACTTTACCCCAAATGTGGTATGCTTTTTCTTTATCCGCCAATAACTTCTCAACCCAAACTTTTTGTGGGATTTCGGTATATAATTTGTCATCAGCCAATTTCTGTGCGAAATAAGCGTCAAGAATAACCCATTTCTTTGCAACCTTTGGTTGTTTATCGTGGAAATTAATAATGTATTCCGATTGACTCCTTGTTGGATAAAACTTTCTGTTAACTTGTGACTTACGTTTTAATTCCAAGATATAGTTATTGCCACCCTCATATGACTCAAGAATGGACATCGCCTTTGATTCTAAACTAACATCACTCATCTAATATTAATAAATTTATCTTAAATATAGTAAAAGTTTAAGTATTTATCAATATATGGAGAAATTAGTTCCGATAACGAGATTAGGTAAATTTTTTGGTGGAGAAGATTTCGACCTTGATATTGGTATGGGTCAAGAATGGTTGGAGGGTGATATGAACTTTACCATTGTGTTATATCGTATTGACCGATATAAAACAAAGAAAGATGACGTTTATGGTGAAGTATTGGAAGACGGAGTTCAATTCATGGCACCTGTTGAATTAAAAGGTTTGGTTCAAGTTATGGCCCCAACCAATAAATTCTATGGTAATTCCAAAGTTGAAATCCAAGAACCAGGTAATATGAAGTTCTCAATTTATCAAAAACAACTTGAAGATTTGAATGTTGAAATATTCATGGGTGATTATATTGGATATTATGAAACCGAGGACCGAGTTAGGTATTATACCGTTAGTGATGACGGATATGTTAGGTCTGACAATAAACACACTTATGGTGGATACAAACCGTTCTATAGAACAATTACCGCCACATGGGTAAGTGAAAACGAATTTAGAGGTATATAATGAAAGTTGTTATTACAGAATCACAATTTGACAATTTATTCTTGGGTAAGAAAGTAATGGTATATTACAACTTACACAAACACACTTTTTCTGTGACATACGACAGTAAAGTTATTATGCATGCTGACTATGTTAAGTTGGGGGATGTTGAGTTCAGAGTTAGAAAAGGAGGTAAAGAACGAGTTCGTTCTGAAAAATCAAAAAACGTTCACGCATTTGTGATTGGAAAATTATTGGACTATTGTGAATATCCTTGTGATGACATTCCAAATCCACCATCAGACATGATTGTAACATATAATCCATATAGATACGATTCATTTGTTTATAAAGATAGTGAAGAACCTGTATATAACGCCAAAGAAGTTGACATGATTAATTCACAAAATAAACTATTTGTAGTAGAAAAATAATGCCATTACCAAGAACAGTAGTTAAACCAACATTACCTTTAGTACCAAAAAAAGTTTTGTCTGAAAGAAGAGAACAACTTTTAGAATATATTAAAGAAGATGGAACTTATTTACCTAAGTCAGTTTTACATGCCGACTTGGATAGGGGTATGCTTGATTTTGTTAAGACAGAACTTGAAGTTGTAACTGCAGGTAAAATCGTTCCTTTATTGGATGTTATTATTACAACTCAAAACTGGACACAATATTTGGAGACGTGGCAATTTGTGGATTTAGATTATAATCCATCTCCACCATTTATTACGGTAGTTAGAACACCTGAAGTTAAGTACGGTACCAACCCATCACTTCAATATACAATACCAAATAGAAAACAATTTTATTATGCTTCTGTCCCAACTTGGAACGGAAACGAACAAGGTATGGACATTTATACAATTCCACAACCTGTACCTGTTGATATTACTTATAGTGTGAAAATTATTTGTAATAGAATGAGAGAGTTGAATCAACTTAATAAAGTTGTAATGCAAACTTTTTCATCAAGACAAGCATACACATTTATTAAAGGTCAATATGTCCCAATCATTTTAAATAATGTATCTGACGAATCTCAAATGAGTATGGATTCAAGAAAGTATTACGTTCAAAGCTATGAGTTCACTATGTTGGGTTATTTGATTGATGAAGAAGAGTTTGAAGTAAAACCCGCAATTCAAAGAGTTACACAGCTCGTTGAAATTGATACCTCAACAAGAAAACAAAGAAGAAACAAATATCCTGAAAATCCTGATGAATTTGAAATGCCGTTTTTATTTGTTTCAGGTAATACCGTTTTAACTGATAGAATTGATTTTACCGCCAATATGAGTTTAGTGTCAACAGACAATGTCGATACTTTTGATGTTTACATTAATGGTGATTATTATGGTAGTGATTTACAACTAATCGAAATTACTACAAATGATATTTTAAGAATAGAAGTTACAAAAAATGACAATACTCAAGAAGCACTTGTGATATTCGAAAACAAATTAATTTAATCTTCTCCATAGATATCTTTCTTATCTTTACACTTCTCGATGATTAAATTCTCCAAAAATTTATAAATCTTAATTCCACGCTTATCACAGTACTTTTTTAGGATATCATGTGATTCAGGGGATATTTTGATGTTCTTTATTTCTTTCTTGATTTTCATGGGTAGAAAAAAGGTAGAATTTATTCATACCGTTTATAAATACTTATCCAAAAGTAAAGTTTTTTCGCAAAATCTCTAATATTTATCAATAAAATAAATCTGTAACAGAATAATTTAATAATGGCAACAGCACAAGCAAATCAAAAAGTATTCGTTTCACCAGGCGTATACACATCTGAGACCGACTTATCATTCGTAGCCCAAAGTGTTGGGGTAACGACTTTAGGTCTTGTTGGAGAAACTTTAAGAGGTCCAGCATTCGAACCAGTATTCATAACTAACTACGACGAGTTTCAAGCCTACTTTGGCGGAACTGAACCCGTTAAATTTTATAACACCCAAATCCCAAAATATGAGGCGGCATATATTGCTAAATCATACTTGCAACAATCAAACCAATTGTTTGTTACAAGAATTTTAGGTTTGTCGGGTTATGATGCGGGCCCATCTTGGAGTTTATCTTTAATCGCCAACGTTGACCCTACAACTATCGGTGACCCATCAAACTCAACAACTTTTACGGCAACGTTCACAGGAAATTCTTCACAAAACACTGTATCATTTATTAGTGGTGCGTTACCAACACAAGTTCAATCAAACTTAAATGTACAATATAGATTGAATGATGGTTCAACATCAACATTACAAACTGACTTCAATGCTTATTTAGGAGGTATTATTGATACACCATCTTTATCTGCAACTACATCAGTTATTTATGGTGCAATACCTAACACTGATTATGATACATTAGTATCTACATACAGTGCGGTTACTGACCCATACAATTGTGTTAATAGTTTTGACGATAATGATTTATCATCTTCCGCTAATGACCCATGGTTATATGCTAACTTTGATATTTCAAGTGGAAATGCATATACAGGTTATTCATTCTACTATTCAGTTAGTAGTTTAACCTCAGGTGGTTCAGGTTCTTTTACAGGTACAATAACAGGTGAAAGTTATACATTCACAGGAACTGCGTATACCGAATTTAATAACATGGTTGTTGCAACTCTTCGTTCTAGAGGTATTTCATTATATAGTAATAGTTCAACAAGTGAAAATCACGGACCTGTTTATCAAGTAAGTGGTCTCACAGATTTACAAATGGTAACTACTGGTCAATATTCAGGAATTACAAGTTCACCTTTTGCGACTTTCTTATTATCAGGTGTTACAAGAGACAATGATACTTTCTCGTTTGAGACTTCATTATTGGCATCATCTTCAAAATATTTAACTAAAGTTTTAGGTGTAGATAATTTTGGAAAATCAAGATTTGAGGTACCTGTTTATGTTGAAGAGTCTTACCAAGGTAGTTTAAATTATGCATATAACCAAGGTTATATTAGAGGTTTAAATTCAACTTTAATTGCATTACCTGACGCTAGAAGTCAATCAAGTCAATCAATCGCTTGGAATTTAGAAAAATATCAATCACCTGAAACCCCGTTCTTGGTTTCTGAATTGAGAGGTAATAAAGTTTATAACTTATTTAAGTTTATTTCAATTTCTGATGGTGATTCTGCAAACACAGAGATTAAGGTTTCAATTGCAAACTTATCATTTAACAACATGTCTTTTGATGTGTTTGTTAGAAATTTCTTTGACACGGATGCTAACCCAGTAGTAATTGAAAAATTTACTAATTGTAATTTAGACCCATTATCAAATAATTTTATTGCTAAAAAGATTGGTTCTTCTGATGGAGAATACGCTTTAATATCAAGATATATTATGATTGAAATGGCGGATGAAGCACCAATTGATGCTCTTCCTTGTGGATTCTATGGATACACACAAAGAGAATATGAAGATTTTGCGGTTTATCCATCACCATACCCTAAATTCAAAACAAAATACGATTACCCAGGTGAAGTAATTGCTAACCCACCATTTGGTACTCCTTCAGGTGGTTCAAATACTGTTGAATCTGCGGGAGACGTTGTAAGAAGAACTTACTTAGGTTTCTCAACTCAATATGGTATTGACGAATCATTCTTAACTTACAAAGGAAAACAAAATCCACAAACAGGTTGGGAAACTGCGACAGATTCAGTTAAATGGAATGTATTAAGTAAAGGTTTCCACATGGATTCAGGCGCAACTGTTGTGACAATTTCTAACTTATCGTTAGCAAGTGGTGAAACTGCGTTTGAATGTGGTGTTGCGGACTTTAGAGAAGACCCAGCAACTCAAGAGAACCCATACTACTTTATCTACTCAAGAAAATATACAGTATGTTTTGCAGGTGGATTTGACGGTTGGGATATCTACAGAGAGTGGAGAACTAATGAAGACAGGTTCCAATTGGGAGCATCAGGTTACTTGGCGGGAGCTTATCCTTCATCAAGATATCCAACAGCGACAGGAGACGGTATGTTCAAAAGAATTGTTGTTCAA